CCTGAACAACTCAAGCCCGGGTCAGGCGGTCTACGAGCCCTTCATGGGGTCTGGCACCACGCTGATCGCGGCTGAGACAACGGGCCGGGTCTGCTACGGGATCGAACTCAATCCGGCTTACGTCGATGTCGCCGTGGAGCGGTGGCAGCAGTTCACCGGCAAGGACGCTGTTCTCGCAGGGCAGGACCGAACCTTTGCCGATGCACGCCAAGAGCGAGACGGACCGGCTCAGGAAAGAGACGAAGCTGCCTCCACTTCTTCGGCAGCGGTATAGAAGCGGATGTCGGCAATGGATACGTCGGCCTCGAATTCTCGGCCAATCGCGACCAGACCAATTCGGCGAAGCCGGGCGGTGCTGAGCGGACGTTCCGTTCGATGCGGCACAAATTCGGAGAACGGAAGATTGACGGTCGTCCAGCGGGACGGAGCGCAGAAACTCTGGCGGTAAGATTCCCAAGGACGGTGAATATCCGATGTACGCAGATGCAAGTTATAGACCTGATCGTTCCCGAAAACGTCCAACTTGATCCCGGTCCAGTTTCGCGCGTCGACTTCACCGCCTGCATCACCAAGATCCAGTGCGACCTGGAGGAAGCCACCGTTATTCTCAAGGCTGACGCCGCCTCGCATGCGGATCGCCTCGCGGCCGTCGACCATTTCGCGTCGCATCGTTCCGGCCGAAACCCCGCCCATCACGCGATCAGAAATGAGCGCCCAGCCATTTCCAGTCACGGCCATCGGTGAGGCGTGGCGGAGATCGTCAATTATTTCAGGGGCATCGATCATGATCAGAACTTCTACTACTGTGGCCTCAGATTTAAGAACTTCTGTCCAAGACGCAATGCCTGCGAATGGCCGCCAATCGCGCTTCATGTCGCTCGTCGAATCCGTCGCCAATGTGATCGTCGGCTACGGCGTCGCCGTCGCTACACAAATCCTGATCTTCCCGATCTTCGGGCTGCACACTACGCTGGCGCAGAACCTGAAGATGGGCGTGGTGTTTACCGTTGTCAGTTTCGTTCGGTGCTATGTGCTGCGGCGCCTCTTCGAGGCGATCCGGATGAGAAAGACGAAGCCGCCGCTTACACGGCGACGGCTTCGTTATAGTCGTGACTTCAGCGGTGCGCCGGATCGAAATCAGCGCTCGATTCGATAGACCCGTCCGAGCCCCTCGACCTTCTTCGAGGTGATCTCGAGCCCCAGCTTCTTCTTGAGCGCGCCGGACATTGCGCCGCGCACCGTGTGCGACTGCCATCCGGTGGCTTCGACAATCTCGTCGATGGTCGCGCCGCCCTCGGCGCGGAGCATCTCGATCAGGGTCTCCTGCTTGGTGCCCTTCCGGCGCTGGACCGGGGCGGTCGTCGTTTCGGCCTGGGGCGTATCGATCTGCTCGTCCGTGATCCCGAGGGTGCTGTAGGCCAGCGGGGTGGCGCGCAGAGTGATCGGGCCGCGCCCCTCGTCATGCCGCCAGACGGTGTTGAGATCCGTGGCGGCGATTTCCTCGATCAGCCCCTGCTTCAGGAGGCTCTTACAGACGTTGCCGACGGCGCCGCCCTTGAGGCTGGCGGTGACGGGAAAGACTGCCCCGTCCTCGCGCGCGCAGGCGGTGGACAGGATGACGGCTTGGGCGTCGGAAAGCTGGATCTGGGTCATGGGGTCGTCTCCGTATTAGGGCCCGCGTCATGCGGCACCTTCTACGACCCCGAGCCGCGCAGGGCGCGTGGCGGGAGTTCCGGCAGTGCCGGAGATCAGCGGGCGTGCTCGCCTTCGCTGAAGGCGCTGTCGGTGATGCGCTTCAGGAGGCTGGCGTAGTGCTCAAGGGTGCCGAAATGGCCCCAGTTAATCTCGTCGGGGTGGGCGTTGAAGTGGTCGTCGCTCAGGCTCGACAAGCGCGCCAGCATCTCGTCGATCTCGGCCTTCTTGCCGATGAAGGCGCTCAGCGCTGTTTCCTTGTTACGGCGCGCCTTTTCGGCGCGCAGTTGGTGACGGGGTGTGGTGATCGGGTTCAGGCGGGTCATCGTCGCGGCTCCGTTGTGAGTTGCATCGTTTTCTTGAGATCACGTTCGCTCTGGTGCGGAGGCTTATCAACTACATAAGCACATGATTTTGAATGATAATCGGAGCGCGCAATGGAGGGTCTGAGCGAGCGCCAGTACGCCGCCCGCGTCGGCCTTTCACGGGGTGCAATCCAGAAGGCCAAAGCGACGGGACGGCTGGTGTTGCATGTCGATGGCAGCATTGACGCGGTGGCCAGCGATGCCTTGCGCGCCGAAGCAACCGATCCGTCCAAGACCCGAAAAGCGCCCCAGCCGAAACTCAAACCCGTCCCGGAGGCGGCGGTCTCCGCCGTGGGAGAAACCCTGCGCGAACAGGGGCTGGCGGCACCGCCGGTCGGTAGCGGCACCACCTTCCTGCAGGCGAAAACGGCGAACGAGGTGCTGAAGGCGCAGGAGCGGCGCATCCGGCTGCAGAAGCTGAAAGGCGAGCTGATCGACCGGGCCCGTGCGCTGTCGCTGGTCTTCCGGCTGGCGCGGCAGGAGCGCGATGTCTGGGTCAACTGGCCCGCCCGCGCGGCGGCGCTGATGGCGGCTGACCTCGGTGTCGATCCTGCAGCCATGCAGAAGGTTCTGGAGAAACATGTCCGTGCCCAGCTCGACGATCTTGCCGAGGTCAAACCTGATCTCCGATGACACGGACGATGTGCTGGATTTCGACGGCGCTGCGGAAATCCTGCACGCCTGGGGTGCTGGCCTCACGCCGGATGCGGACCTGACCGTTTCCGAATGGGCGGACCGGCACCGGATGCTTTCGGGGCGCGCTTCGGCAGAACCCGGGCGGTATCGCACAGCCCGCACGCCCTACATGGGCGAAATAATGGATCGGCTCTCACCCGGCGATCCGACGCAGCGGATCGTCTTCATGAAGGCGGCGCAGGTCGGCGCGACCGAGGCAGGGAACAACTGGATCGGCTTTGCGATCCACCAGGCACCGGGCCCGATGCTGGCGGTCCAGCCGACGGTGGAACTGGCGAAACGAAACTCAAGGCAGCGGATCGACCCGCTGATCGACGAGAGCCCGGAACTGCGGGAACGGGTCAAACCCGCCCGTTCGCGCGACGCGGGCAACACCATGCTGTCGAAGGAATTCGCGGGCGGCATCCTGATCATGACGGGGGCGAACTCGGCCGTGGGCCTGCGCTCGACACCCGCGCGCTACATCTTCCTCGACGAGGTCGATGCCTATCCGGCATCCGCTGACGACGAAGGCGATCCGGTCACTTTGGCGGAAGCGCGCTCGCTGACCTTCGCCCATCGGCGAAAGGTGTTCCTGGTCTCGACGCCGACGATCCGGGGGCTGAGCCGAATCGAGCGCGAGTTCGAGGCGAGCGATCAGCGGCGGTTCTTCGTGCCGTGTCCGCATTGCGGTCAGGAACAATGGATGAAGTTCGAACGGCTGCGCTGGCAAAAGGGTCGTCCGGAAACGGCGGAGTATCACTGCGAGTGCTGTGAGACACCCATCGCCGAACACAACAAGACGGCGATGCTGGAGGCAGGCGAATGGCGCGCGACTGCGACGGCCGCCGATCCTGGCACTGTCGGCTATCACCTCTCGGCTCTCTATTCGCCGATCGGCTGGCTGAGTTGGGAACGGATCGTGCGGGCCTGGGACGCGGCGCAAGGGTCGGACGAGGCGATCAAGGCGTTTCGCAACACGATCCTCGGCGAAACATGGGTCGAAACCGGCGAAGCGCCGGACTGGCAGCATTTGGCCGACCGGCGCGAGACCTGGAATGCTGGCACTGTGCCAACAGGCGGTCTGTTCCTGACTGCGGGAGCCGATGTTCAGAAGGATCGCATCGAGGTCGATGTCTGGGCCTGGGGCCGCGGGCTGGAGAGCTGGCTGATCGATCACCTCGTCATTGAGGGCGGGCCCGGCGATCCGGCGTGCTGGCAGCAGCTGACCAATTTGCTCGGTCAGACATGGGAGCATGCCTCCGGTCAGCCGATGACGTTGGCACGGCTGGCAATCGATACCGGCTACGAGACTAGTGCTGTCTATGCCTGGTCGCGACAGGTCGGATTCGCGCAGGTTGCCCCGGTCAAAGGCGTTGAAGGCTTCAACCGCTCGAGCCCTGTCACCGGCCCGACGTATGTGGACGCGACCATCGCAGGCAAAAGGCTGCGGCGCGGGGCGCGGCTTTGGACGGTCGCCACCTCGACCTTCAAGACCGAGACCTATCGCTATTTGCGGCAGGACCGCCCGACGCGGGAGGAAATCGAGGCTGGGCACCTTTGCCCGCCCGGAACGATCCATCTGCCAAACTGGGCGGACAGCGAGTGGTTGAAGCAATTCACGGCCGAACAACTGATCACGGTGCGCACCAAACGCGGCTTTGCCCGGCTCGAATGGCAGAAGTTGCGCGAACGCAATGAAGCTCTGGATTGTCGGGTATATGCCCGAGCAGCCGCTTGGATATTGGGCGCTGACCGCTGGTCTGATGCGCGGTGGACTGATCTGGAAGCACAGGTCGGGATCACGGCGGAGGACATGGCTGAGGACGGGGCGGGAAACACCACGCCCGCTTCTCGGCGCGCGGGACCACAGCGGCGAACCGTGCGCTCAAGTTACATGAGGTGAAGGGGCTGGAAACGCAGGGTCTTGTTGGCCGGGTCGGTTCAATGCAGGCAGCATTTCTTGAGCTTCTTGCCGCTACCGCAGGGACAGGGATCGTTGCGGCCAAGTTTGTCCGGTGTCTTTGTGAGGGCCTCTGTCCACGGGGCCACGCGCAAAGCGTTGTCAGCTTTGTGGGTCTTCTGCTGGGCGAGAAACTCATCGGTATAACAGTGCCATTTCGACAACTCATCGATGGCATTAGTGATCAGGGCTTTCTGGTAACGACGGTTTGCGGGGGAAATACCTTCGTTGAGGGTGGCCTCCAGATCCTCAAGGAAATGCCCAAAGTCACAATAATCTTTCGGGATCAAGCCCTGGTCGAAAGCCTCGCGCACGGGTTCGGACATGTCCTCGAGCCCGAGGGCGGCAATGGCGTCCATCCAGCCGGTCAGGACATCCGTGGGTATTTTGGGGCAGCGCTGGCGAAAGGTCCGAATGTAATCCTCGATCATGTGGCGTTCTGCGGGGTGCTGTTGCGCGATCAAGACGAGAGCGTTGATCAGCGACGAACGCGCGAATTCATCTGCCTTCCTGTCCTCGATCGCGTCGAAAACGGGCTGCAGGTCACCGTCGAATGTTCCAGCGATGACGCGAAAGCTTGTTTCGGTGACAGCGTCCCCGAGGAGATGGTCGATGACCTTGGTAGGACGACGGAGCATCTGAACCAACGGGCGATAGGCACGAGGATCCTGCCATTCGCCCAGCATGTGGAAGATCGGAATAAAAGCCATCAGATCAGCGTCTTTCATCGCCGGGATACGCTGATGTGCGAGGCGGGTTACGAGATCGATGAAGACTGGCGCCATTTCTTCGCGCCGGGTGCCTGCTTCGGCCATGGCGGTTTTCGGAAAAATGTCGTCGCGCGCGAGATCGCGCATGATTTCGGTTGGGGTCATGGTTTTGCCCTCACTCGGGATTCGGTTGGTTCAATGAAACATATTCCCAAGTCAGGTCAATTCAGATGCCGACATTGACGGAACTCCTTAGTCGCCGCGAGACCCTTGCCGTTCAACGCTCCTCTGGCGTGGCGCGTGTCAGTTACGACGGAAAGACGGTGGATTATCGCAGCGTCGCGGAAATCGACCGGGCCATCGAGGCGCTCGACCGCGAGATTGCGGCCGCCGAGGGACGACGGATCGTTCGGCAGGTGCGTGTAACGACGACGAAGGGGCTCTGATCCATGGGCCTGTTTGATCGTTTCCGTCGCCCATCTTCGGGCGGCCCGGCAGCCGCGTCAGCGCGCCTCGAAGGCGCCATGGCGAAACGACGGCTTCGCGGCTGGAACCCGCCGCTAGAGAACATCAATTCGCTGGTCGCCTCGGGCGGCCCCCGCCTGCTGGCGCGGTCGCGCGAGTTAGTCGTCACCAACGGCTATGCCGCGAATGCCTGCGAGGCATTTGCGTCGAACATGGTCGGCGATGGGATCAAGCCCTCGTCGCTGATCACCGATGCGGCGTTGCGTGACAGCGTTCAGCAGCTGTGGCTTGCGTGGACCGACGAGGCTGACGCGGACGGTCTGACCGACTTCTACGGTCTGCAGGCCATGGTGGCGCGCGAGATGTTCGTGGCGGGCGAATGCTTTGTGCGGATGCGCCCCCGCAGAGTGGAAGACGGATTACTGGTGCCTTTGCAGCTTCAGCTTCTCCAGTCGGAAATGCTGCCCTTCGAGAAGACCGAAACGTCGGGAAACGGCAATCGCATCCGTTGCGGGATTGAATTTGACGGCATCGGTCGCCGCGTGGCCTATCACTTCCGTCATCGCCATCCGGGAGACAGCACCGACCAAGGGGCTGTGATCCCGGAGACGGTGCGCGTGCCCGCCGAGGATGTGCTTCACATCTATCGTCCCATCGACGCGGGCCAGATCCGGGGCTTGCCGCATGTGGCGCCCGCCATGGTTCGGCTTTTTCTGCTAGATCAGTACGACGACGCTGAGCTCGACCGGAAGAAGACGGCGGCGATGTTCGCTGGGTTCATCACCAAGACCGCGCCGGAAGACCCGATGATGGGTGAGGCCGAGGCCGATCTCAATGGTACCGCCATTGCGAGCCTCGAACCTGGCACGATGCAAGTGCTGCTGCCGGGCGAGGATGTGAAGTTCTCCAGTCCTGCAGATGTTGGGGGCGGCTATGAGGCGTTTCAATATCGGACGCTCTTGTCGGTATCAGCCTCACTGGGGCTGCCGTATCACCTCGTAACCGGGGATGTGCGCCAGGCGAACTATTCGAGCCTGCGGGCAGAGCTGGTCGAGTTCCGGCGACGCATCGGCCAGCTGCAGCATGGGGTGATGGCACATCAGTTGTGCCGTCCGATCTGGCGGCGCTGGCTTGAGACGGCTGTGCTGTCGGGGGCGCTGGATATCGGTGATCCCGCCGTCGCGCGACCGGTTCAATGGATCCCCCCGCGTTGGGACTGGGTCGATCCGTTGAAGGACATTCAGGCACAGGTGCTGGCGATGGAAGCGGGTATCACCTCGCGGCGCAAGGTGGTCGAGGCCACAGGATATGACGTCGAGGAAGTCGACCGAGAGAATGCGGCGGATGCCAGGCGTGTCGCTGATCTGGGGCTGAGCTACCGCGCGAGCCCCGGCGAAACGCAAGGTGCCCGCGCGACGCCTGCAGCGCGGCCGGATCCGGGTGATGGCACAGGCGGAGACACAGGCGACGGATCCGCCTCCACCGATCCCGCCACCGAACAGGAGTGACAATATGACAAGCTGGTATGCGATCCGCGCCCGGGGAACGGGTGCGGAAGTGGCAATCTATGACGAAATCGGTGCCTTTGGGGTTTCGGCGAAGGGGTTCCTTGCCGAACTCGGCGCACTGCCCGAAGGGACGTCAGTCGATCTGCGGCTGAACAGCCCGGGCGGGTCAGTCTTCGATGCGGTGGCGATTTACAATGCGCTGAAGCGGCACACGGGCACGGTCACGGTCTGGATCGACGGTATTGCCGCCTCTGCCGCGTCCTATGTCGCCATGGCGGGTGACGAGATCGTCATGCCGGAAAACGCCTTCCTGATGATCCACGATCCGTCGGGGTTGGCAATGGGCACGGCGGGCGACATGCGCGCCATGGCCGAGGCGCTGGACAAGATCGCGGGCAGCTTGGTCCGGGGATATGCCGTCAAATCCGGCAAGTCCAACGACGAGATCGCAGCGCTAATGGCGGCTGAGACCTGGTTCGATGCGGCCGATGCGGTGGCGGCGGGCTTCGCGGACAGGCTGGCGAAACCTGTCAGTATGGCCGCACGCTTCGACATCGGCCGGTTCCGCAACGCGCCGCCCGACCTTGTCGAGGCGGCGGATGGCGCAGACCGTGAGGGTGTTCTGACCCAGACGGAAGGCATTCCGGACGAAAACGACCCAGAAACAGGCTCGGACACACGCCGAGAGACCGACAGTATCGTGGACGGCAACGTCGAACCTGGCGACAACACCGGAGAGGGGAACAACGGCAATGGGCCCGTTGAGCCCGAGGGGCATGTTGTCGCTGACGACATGCCCAGCCCTTCGGATCCGGTCCCGGCTCCGGGTGGCGCACCGCCCGATCCCGCCGCGATCCGCGCCGAGGCCATCACCCATGCCCGCGCTGTCGTCGATCTTTGCCGCCTCGCAGGCCAGCCACGGATGGCTGGGTCCTTCCTCGAACAGGACGCCAGTCTCGACGAGGTGCGCATGGCACTTCTGGCGGCAAAAGCCGAGGCCGAACCCGAAATCGCCGCCCATCACGCACAACCGGGCCGCACCACGACGGCACGCCCCTGGGGCGAGATCGTCGCCCGTACCTTCAAGCTGAAAGGATAACCACATGACCACGCTCACCGAGACCACGCATCCCGGAGGCTTCCTCGTTTGGGAAGCTTTCCGCGACTACACCCGCGAGACGGTCACCGTTGCCACAGGAACAGCGTTTGCCACTCTCGATCCGGGCACCGTGCTGGGCAAGATCACCGCGTCGGGCAAATACGCCGCCCATGATCCCGCCGCCGTCGACGGTACCGAAACCGCCGTGGCGGTGCTCTGGGGCAAGGCCGACGCCACAGGCGGCGATGTGCCAGCCGTTGCGCTGGTTCGCGGCCCCGCCATTGTAAATCGCCACGATCTCGTCTTCGCGGGTACCCCCAGCGAGGGCGAGATCACCGCCGCCCATGCCGCGTTGCTGGCGGCCGGCATCCTCGTCCGCTGATCAAACTCTCAAAGGAGGCATTCCCATGACCACCATGGATATCTTCGAAGGCGATGCCTTCACCATCATCGAACTCACCCGCGCGCTGGAAAACATCCCCTTCAAGCCCGCGATCCTGTCGGGCTCCAGCCTGTTCTCGCCGCGCGGCGTGCGCTCGCGCACCGTCGTGATCGAGAGCCGGGACGGCACGCTGTCGCTGATCCCGTTCTCCGAACGCGGCTCGCCCGCCGAGCAACAGGTGCCCGAGCGTCGCGACATGCGCGCTTTCGTTTGCCGCCAGTTCAAGAAACAGGACGTGCTCTGGGCTTCTGAAATCCAGGGCATTCGTGACTTCGGCTCGGAAAGTGCGACCCAGCAGGTGCAAAGCGAGGTCGCCCGCAAGCTTGGCCGTTTGCGCCAGGATGCGGAGGCGACATTCGAATATCACCTGCTGAACGGCATCCAGGGGATCGTGAAAGACCCCAAGGACAGCGCAACGGTGATCAACTACTTCACCGAGTTCGGCATCACGCCCGCCGCCGAGATCGACTTCGATCTCGACAACGCTACCCCGGGCTCTGGCGCGCTGCGCAAACGCTGTCAGGCGCTGATCGAGGATGTCGAGGACAGCATGGGCGGGCTCGCGGCCGGGGCCGTGCAGGTCCGCGCCGAATGCGGCTCCGCCTTCTTCGCCGATCTCATCGCCCACAAGGAGGTACGCGAGACCTATCTCAACACGGCCGCTGCTGCTGATCTGCGCGGCCGGGTTGCTGACGAGGTCAGCTTTGGTGGCATTACTTTCCGACGTTACCGAGGTGGGGCGGGCTTTGGTGTGCCGACCGACAAAGCCTTCTTCTACCCCGAGGGGGTGGAGGGCCTCTTCGAGATCTACCATGCGCCCGCTGACACATTCGAAACGGTCAACACCCTCGGCCTGCCGCTCTACGCGCGCACGATCCCCGATAGGGACCGTGACGAATGGGTGCGGCTCGAAATCGAGAGCAATCCGCTGCCGATCTGCACCCGGCCGCAGGTTCTGCGCTCGGCACGGCGAACCTGATGACCGCTTTTGCCGCCGCTGTCGAATTGTTGTTCACCGACCCGAACATCGGGCGAGAGGCCATATACATCTCCGACGGCGGTGCGCCCATGCTGGTGCGCGTCGTCTCGCGGCAGGCGGATGCAATTAGCGACTTCGGCGACGCACGGCTTTGGTCGGAAACGACCCGGGTCGACCTGCGCGTTGCCGAGGTTCCGGCCCCGCGTCCGGGCGACCGTCTGGAAATGGACGGCGACGCCTTCCTCATTCAGGGTGAGCCCGTCCGCGACCGTGAGCGGCTGGTCTGGACCGTTGATCTGAGGCCCGCGTGAGACTAAAGCTCGATATAGATCCGGACATCGTCGCGATGATGGCAGCCGAGGTCGCGGCGGGCGAACGCGCCGTGACAGCTGCCATGCGCGAGGCCGGGAGCGGGCTCAAGACTGCCTGGCGCACGCAGATCACCGGCGCGGGGCTTGGGCGACGGCTTGCCAACTCGATCCGCAACCAGAACTTCCCGCGGTCGGGCGAAAGCCTTGATGCGGCGGCATTGGTCTGGTCCAAAGCCCCGGTGATCGTCGGCGCTCACGATACCGGCCCATTGATCCGATCAAAGGACGGCTTCTGGCTAGCAATCCCGCTGCCCGCCGCAGGCAAATCCACCCGTGGTGGCCGGATCACGCCCGACGAATGGGAACGCCGACGCGGGCTGCGCCTGCGGTTCGTTTATCGCCGGATGGGCCCAAGCCTGTTGGTGGCAGAGGGGCGGCTGAACACGAAGGGCCAGGCGGTGGCCTCACGCTCTAAAACCGGGCGCGGAAAGGTCACCGCGCCTATCTTCCTTCTGGTGCCACAGGTGAAGCTGCCGAAGCGGCTGAACCTCGACCGGGACGCAGAGCGGGCGCTCGATAGTGTGCCTGGGCTGATCGTGGCGAGGTGGGTGGAGGGGCGCACCGGTTGATGGATGATATGCGCAGAAATCGCCATTTGCAAAGTAGGGATCAACAACTTGGCCGGATGGCGCGAGGGGCCATTCGCTGCACGCGCAAACCGGAGATCCACTTGGGGAATGTCGGTCCTAATGCAGATCAGTGTGGAGGTGACCAATCCTGCTTAAGGTCGGCAATTGAGACAATCGAAACCTCCAAAAGGAGAATTATCATGACGATGACCTTACGCAATATTGCAATGACTTCAGTCATTGCCCTTGGCCTTGGGGCCGGGTCCGCAATGGCCAGCTGCCACGGCGACTGGGACACCAATAAGGATTCCATGTACGACCAGAACGAGTTCAACAGCGCCTATGGCGACAACGCTTGGTTCGGCGAAGCTGATATGGACAAGGACGGCTTCCTGTCGGAAGATGAGCACAGAACGGGCCTCTTCGGATCTTACGATTCCAACGGCGACGGTCTCTTCGATGAAGAAGAGCAAAAAGTCGGTTACGTGTGGTCGGACGATTATAGTGTTTGGGATACTGACGGCGCAGTAGGGCTGACGGAAAATGAATTCGGCACCGGCCTCGGCGAAGAAGGTATTTATGAGGCATCAGACACTGACCGTGACGGCCTCCTGTCAAAGGACGAGTTCGGCATGGGTGTTTATG